GCTTAGATTACCCTTTGAATCTGATACCGTCCCAGCACCAGTTAGATTCCCCGAACCAGATACAGTTATACTGTTAACCCAAGATCCTGTTGAATAATTAGCAATAGTAAAAGTACCATCGGTATTTGCTACTTGTCTCCAGTAATCAGCGTTATCATCAGCTTCATCTGCATACATCAATAATGTAGCTGCACCTCCTTCTGGTCCTAAAAGTTTTGCAATACCAGTAGTGATTTCTACATTTTGATTAAACGTCCAAGAATCAGTAGCATCTACCCAAGTAATCGTCTTATCTGTATCACCCTTAAGTGTAATACCACCACCATCAGCAGTTGTGTCTGAAGGGGATGAAACCTTACCTACAACAATGTTCTTGTCTTCTACATCTAACGTCTGAGTATTAATAGTTGTTGTAGTCCCATTGACTGTAAGATTCCCGCTTAGTGTGAGATTCGCTCCTGTTGCCGTTCCTGTAAATGCAGGATCAGCTTTGGGCGCAAAACCAGCAACGACGAAGGCTGTTGAGGCGGCTTTAGTACTATTATCTCCTGCTGTAGGCGTTGGGATTGTAACAGTCCCAGTGAATGTGGGGCTTGCGGGTGTATATGTAAGTGCTACTAATGACGAACCTTCTTTGACATATAGCTTATTCTGATCTTCTGCATAGCTTATTTCTCCATCTTGTAGATCAGAAACGCTACCGTTTAAATTTGAATAAGAACCTCTTGCTATTCTTACTGGTGTTCTAGTGCTGGGGGTTGGCATAGTTAGCTACCGAAATCGCCTCCGTCAAATACTTCTGCTGTACTTATCGTAGACGAACCGTTATTGAAGTTACCTCCATCAATCATAATTAAAGTTCCACCTATCTCGCCCCAACTAGATGTATAGCCTTCGAACTTAGAAGTTGTTGTGTTATACCTAAACATCCCTGCTGCTGCACTGCCTGGTCTTTGTGCAGTTGTTCCAACATTTACTTTTAAAGCACCAGTATTATTAATAATTACATTTCCTGTGAAAGTAGGACTGGCCTTCGGAGCTATCCCTATCAAATCAAGAGTTACATCCGACCCTGAGTCGTTGTACAGGAAGCTATCAATTTTTAAAGATCCGTATTGTGGCATTTAGAGAATTACCCATATTCTGTTGGCTGGAACCGTCACAACTGCGTTGTTTTGAATCGTCATCGGTCCAACCGAGACGGCGTTTTTATCACCATCTCCATCGCCAATTGTGTATGAAGTCGTTACTGTGTATTGATTTTCGAGAAACGACTCATCAGTTCCACCACCAGACCCAGCCCCGCCACCACCACCTACGGCAGTCCAAGCGTTGATTGATCCAGCTAGATATATTTTAGTGCTTGAGTCAGTTGTGTTATGCCACCAATCACCTTCATTCATTCCAGAAGAAGGAGCTGATGTTTGGATATAAACTTTACTTCCACCAACAGATTCCCAAGCACTGCCATTCCACATCTTTAGCAGACTATTTGTGGTGTCATACCACATATCTGCTGTCTGTGCAGTGGGAGCAGATCCTGATCTGTAAATCCAAGGAGTATTTAAACGATCACTAGCAATATCCAATTCGCTTGGATAGCCATTGATATAAATTATCGGTTTGCGTGTTGCCATTTACTTCAGTAGTACTGGGACATCAATGTTTAATGCAATCGTGTTTGCATCTAATGCTTCTCCAACTAGCACGACATATTGATTAGCACTAGATGGAGGAGTTGCTGATATTGCTCCTGTTCCGTTTAAGAAATATCGTGCCCCCGGAGTTAAGTTTCCTTGTGACCAGCCAGTTACATTGATCTTTCCTGTGAAGATCAATTTCGCTGTATTATTAGCTGTTACCGCTTCAAGGATTAATCCAGCAACTGTAGCAATATCTCTCGTTGAGTTATGTGCTGCTTTTGCAAGTTTTCCATTGGCATCAATATAAACAGCATCACCTATCGCTAGATTCTCTGCTGCGGTTAACTCCATCGTCAGAGACGATTCATCCATACCAGCTATTGCAGTTTGAAGTGCAACTAAGGCAGAGATAATGCCACCAGTATTGTGGTTGTATGCCGTTGTCAATGTGCCTCCTGCTGCAACGATGCAAGCTTGGATAGCGGATATAATTCCACCAGTATTTTCAGGGTAAGCCGCCATTCTTCTATTCTATTAAGTTCTAAGGAACGATTATTGGAGCAGTTGTCGATCCTCCCTCTACTACCTCAATCATTGGGTAGCTAACTCCACCAATATTGACGGTACTTTCAAATTGCTGAGTTGTTGCATTGAAAATTCTGATCTCTTGCGTACCTCTTTTACACCACCAATCGTTTTGTCTGCACCAGCTTGCTTCTGGTTCTTCGTGGTCGTTCCAGAGCATGGGTCTATTGTCTGATCTTATATTGTTTCTTACGTCTGTTCCAGGAAAGAGTTCTAGCCCTACAACTTCTGCTAAAGCCAATGCATATCTATCATAATTGACCCGATGTCTTGCGTTGTATTCGTCGTAGACTTCATCACTAAATTGTCTTTCCATACTTGAATCCGTCATCATTCCGCTCGGATTATCTCCGTAGTATTGAGTTGGGAAATCATTTGGTTCATACCAAGGAATACCACACTCCCATCTCATCGCATGCATATGTTTGCATTCACGACGTTCATCTATCCGACTTTGCAATGAACGCCATTGCCTGTAATAACCAGCACCCTGTCTTTCCCAAGCAGCTCGAACAGTTCTACTGGCGTTAGGTAGTGGGAACATATCTTGGTCAACTTCTCCTTTTGGAAACTCAAGGTTTGCCAATGCTCCACCTAAGTGGTCAGGGCAGCAACAGAACATTTTTGTTGAAGAGCAAAGATGACGCGTTCCATCTGTTTTCCAAATATTTGGAGAAGATGGATCGTAATCAAGTTTTTTCCAATAGATCGTGTTGTTTACTTTGACTCGTCCATAAGCTTTAGACAGATCAAACACTAAAGTCATTGAACCTGTGTTTGCTGCAATCAATGTCAACGCAACGCTGCCCTCTGGCTTGGAAACAATATCGTCGGGATAGTTTGGACCAGACGCTGTGTCTTCGAATTGATCACCTATAAAAATAGAAAAAATACCAACTTGCGATGAAGTTAATACTCCGCTGACGTTATAAGTCAACGTATGATTTGCAGGATCAGGATCACTCGTATTTGTTGATATCTGCGATGATGCCAAAGCATTTGGCAGGATGATACTTCCTCTCGTTCTTTGTCCTACATACCAAGTTCTCTCAGGACTAGTCTCACTTGGGAACATTGTGACAATATCTTTTGATATGCCACTAACGGCTCCTGTTGTGAATCGACTATTACTGTAAATCGAAAGATCATCCCAACTTCTACCTGTGCCGAAATAATATGCTTGTCCTAATTGCCATCTAGTGTAATCACTCTGACGATTATACGACTCAAGAATTGTAGGGAACTGAGCAGTTCCGTAAACACCTAATCCTTTGCCTTTACTTGGATATAAACCTTTAGCTTTATTTAGCCCTATCCCTTCGGTAATAGGTTTTAAACCAAAACTTTTTGTACCTAGATTTCCAAGTCCTTTAGGCATATGGATTTACCTACTGTCTAAAGTTTCCTGCTTTATCAAAGAATGTACTTCCAGTTGAATATCCACCTCTTATTCCACGCGGTGCATAAGGTCTATCGTCTCTGACTTTTGGTCCAGCAGTGATTTGACTTCTGTTTTTTGAGCGATCTGAAGTTGCTGTAGCACCTGATTTCAAGTCTCCTCTTCTCCTGCCAGGGAAACCTCCGATGGCGATACCGCTTCTTAATCTTGATGTCTCATCATCTCTTTGTGCGTTGATATAAGAATCAGCCTCTCGTCTCGCATCGTCGTAATCAGATTTTAACCTTTGATATTCATCGTCTTTTAAAGATGCACCATTAAATAAATCTTCGTACTCTTTTTTCTTTTGATCATATAAATCTCCCATCGTTGGGTCATCTCCCATCCATGTTCCTGCATCATTATCAGTTCCAGGATCTACTGGATCAACTGGATTTATAGGGTCAACTGGATCTTCTGGATCTACAGGGTCAACTGGATCTTCTGGGTCTACAGGGTCAACTGGATCTTCTGGATCTTCTGGATCTTCTGGATCAATAGGAAGTGTAGTTAGAAGATGTCTTTCTAAATTTGCTCGTACTTGCTCTCTCGTTTGCTTAGGTCTTTCTGATTGTCCATATTTCGTATCTGTATCTCCCCTTAAATCACCCATCCACCATTCTCTACCTTCTTCGTCTAGGTCTCGACCAAATAATTCTTGATACTGATCACCTAACCATTTCTCATTACTACGTTCGATATTTGCTTTAACTTGAGCACGTGTCTGACCTTTACCTAAATCACCTAGCCAATAGGCTTTTCCCTCCTCTCCTAGATCACGTTTTAAAATATCCTGATACTGATCTTTCAACCACTCTTCATCACTTTGCACAGTGATATTGTTATTTGAATTATCGTTAAAGGCTGCAACCGTGGTATTTACGGTGTTGTTATAGTCTGATGCTGCATCATAAGAGTCATTATTACCAGTTGTAGTAATAGTTTCCTTCGCCTCGTTACTCGCTTTAGCTTTCTGGAATGAAGTGTTATCAGCGGTACCTACTTCGATTCCTCTATCACTGCGATCCTGTGCCTCCTCCGAAGCGTCGAAGGCTGCTGCGACACTAGAAGCAGTTGCTTGGCCTGAATCTAACTTACTTTGCCAATATGCTTTTCCTGCCGCGTCTGGTGCTCTTCCAAATTTTTCTTGATAGAGCTGATCTAAGTAAGCACCAGTATTAGCATATGAAGCCATAACCTAGAAGAATCCTCCTTGAGCAAATACGTGAACTCTTGTATTGGCACTTGGAGCAGCAATTGCTTGGTCAACCCCGACGTAAATCAATGCACCAGACGGAACATAAAGTCCTGTATTCTTCTTATCAGTCTCGCTTGGATATGCTGCGGCTGTTGCTGCTGGACTTGCCAAGTTAGGAACAGGAACACTTAATGGTGGTAAAGGTATATTCGTCCTTTGTCCTTTTGCTGTTGATCCAATTGTTGCTCCAGCTACATACGCCGAGTTAGCTGTTGTTATAGACGTAGCAGTTGTTGCTGTGCTGAGAAAAACAAGAACATTGCGAGCCGTCGTACTCGCTTCCATTGCCACAATAGACAAGCTATCAATAACCGCTCCATCATTTGCCGAGCAATCAACCAGCAAGGCAAACCCCGCAGGGGCTGGTGTATTGAAATTCGTAGCTGCGGTTAATGCTGCTGTTCCACCAATAGTGGCAAATGAATGCATTGGCCTATCGACCAATAAGGGCATTTTATTTGAACTACTCGTTGCCATTTAATTACCTATCTATTTAAAGTTTAATGAAATTTCATTAGCTAAAAATGCTAACTACATTGGAGAGATATCCCTGAGCGGACCAGCTTTCATCAGCCCAACAGAGGTACTCATTCCTTTCCTTTTGTCTTTTGAATCCTCACGTTTAATTTTGCCTTGTTTCTCTACTGGAACTGGTGGAGGATCAAAAGAAGAACCTCTCTGATTTGGTCTTGTAAATATTGGTGCTTCATTACTAATAACCTGTTCACCATCACCGTATGGATTCTTCCTCACCACCTGATCACCTTGCATAGATAATGCTGGATTAACTGGCGCTGCTACAGGCATGAAGGACTGAAAGTTTTGTGGGTTATTTGGAACTCCACCTTTCTGTCCTGTGAAGTATCGATTGGCTTCACTTTCCGCTTTCTTGTTGACGTACCACTCGTTAGGTCTGAAAGAACGCTTTGTTCCTTCCTTGTACTTCATGTGATCTGGCTTACTAGTCATACCGTGATTGCTCCGCTAGCTAATGCATTTGGAATACGTATATTTTTAAATTCATCTAATAAACTTTTCGTTTTTGATTGAGCGTTCAATGTATTTGCTTCGCTATCACTTGTACCTGGGTTAATAATGTGAGCGTTCATCACGCCTTGCTCATTGTTTGGAGTGAATGTATTCAGCTCAGTTGTTTCGCCTGGACTTGTATTAGATGCTTGAGAGAAGGTTGCATCTTCGCTAAATGCACCAGAGATATTACTTGCTTGATTTTCTTTTGGATCTGTAATGTTATCCCCTAATGGAAATTGATAAAAAATATCACTGTTATTGCTGTCCTGATCCGAACCTGGACCAACCCCTAGGCTTGATTGATCAGCATTTTGTTCCTCCAGTTCAGCACTGGGAGTTTCTTGGCCTTGCCCCTTATTGCCTAGCATCTGCTGCAAGATTGCCGCTCCACCTGCGGCGAGAACAGCATTCGTTAATTTCGATTTATTGTCATCACCAGTAAATACTGTTGCTCCTGCTGCTGCGATCATTGGCAACCCGATCTTGTCATTTAATAATCCTTTAAAGCCAGCATTATCAGAAATACCTGCGTTGCCTTTCATTTCATTTAACGCTTCCGCCTTGTTTCTCTCCGCACTACCTTCTCCGTTATTGCCATCCCAGCCACCACCTGGATAGCTAATTTGGTTGATTTCCTGCTTGAGTTGATTTCCATCAATCAATTTTTTCCTCATCGCTCTTTCTTCTGAAGCGCTTTTTGGAAAATCGTCGTAACTCAATGTTGCCATGATTACCTCCAGTTTTGTGATCCAACGGCTTGTGCAACTCTTGTCCCTACTGCCGTATCGGCTGGACCTTTAATTGCCATGATGTATTCAGACCCTGAGCGATCAAAAGCGTATCTTCTTACCTCGTCACGTCGATAATTAGCGACATACAATGTCTCAGCTAAGCGATCAACTTCACGTAGATAAATTTCTCGATATGTTTTGTCAGCTTTAATAGGATCTGACTGCATGATCTGCCTGTCAGTATCCCCTGTAATCCGCTGGATCATATTAGGTTGAGGCGATGTCTCAGATTTAAATACCTGAGAAAGCCTGTATGCCTTATCACAGCGATTTAAGTGCTCGACAATTCTTTCAAAGAAGTAACTGTCAGGGACTCTTGCCATCGCCTCTTCAAGACGAGCGATATCACCTGCTGGTAAATTCGCGCCAGTGTTGTAGCCAAGATGGAACCGCGTACGGCTTTTGTCGTAGTCGTTAAGTTCCAATCGACAGAAAAGATGACTTTCGCTTTATTCTAGGAGCTACGAGATATAGATTAAATCTTCTTTGAATACTTCATCCCAATCAACCCTGCTGATCTTTCTTAGTTGCTCTAAGTTTTTAAATCTTTCTCCAGGTAACGAGAGTCGTAATTCAACAATTTTCTTTGCTGTTGCGTAACCAATACCTTTAACTTGCTTGGCTAATGCTTCAGCAGTGGTCACGTTTAGATTCAATCTTGTATCTAAAGGTATGACTGCTTCTGGAATCTTGTCTTCATCCTCTTTCTTGAGGATATCAGGAGTTTCAATGGTTTGACCTGTACGTCCTTTACCTGCTTCGTATGAAACTAAATCATTCAAAGCAACATACTGAACAACACCTGTTGCATTCTTCACCATTGCCCAGTCTTTGTCGTGATGTCCAATGAACTCGACGACCTGACCGTTCTTTTGATTTTGATATAACGCCATAAATTAAAAAAGGCATCCCTTTTGAGATGCCTTTATTGTAGTGAGAAACCTAGTGATTTAGGTCTCTGTGATGTAAGGAATAAAAGTACTATCTACATCAGCTACTTCATCATCGACGAAATAAGATACTTCAACAATGATTGGAGTACCACCAGTTTGCGTAGAAGTTAAAGCACTTCCTGCACCGTTGCCTGCTGCATTACGAACATAAACCTTGAGAGTCTCTGCTCCTGCAAGAACTGCTGCGGTTACGATTCCTTTCTTTGCGGATGCTGGTGCAATAGTTGTACTAGCAACTGCAATGGTAGGAGAAGAAACAACAGTAGTTGTGATGCTACCCGCAGCGGATGCTGCTGCATCTTTAACTGCGATGGTGTCTGTGTTTGTACCGACAAGACCTGATGCTGCTGTGCCAGCATCTTTGTTCTTCCTCATGTCAGGAACACGAATACCTACGTGGTATACAGATGCGCCTGCTGGAATTGTTAATCCAGTGATATTTGCACGAACCTTATCATCAGCTCGCATATCTGGACTAGGGATGGTTATTGCAAACTCAGTTCCGCCTGTAGCGTCAACTAATGCATAACCAACTTTGTGGTAGTACACTCTACCTGGACACGCCACCACTGGCTGCCCTTGATAACTACTGAGTGCTGTGACCCAGTTGCCAGGATAAATCTTTTTAGCCATAATTGTTAGTTACCTCCTCAATATACGAATGAGTAAGCAACAGTTATGAAGTCCTTATTAAGGATTTCAAAACCAGCAAAGAGTGACCAAATCATAATGATGAAGCGTGAAAAGTCATCATTATTGTTTAATAAGATTTGGGCATTATTGCCACCAATTCCTACACCAACTGCCTGTGGTCCAAAGAATAACATTGGAGCAATATTGTAATTAGCTGCACCAGCATTTGCTGTGTCAACCGCAATATTTGCATTGATAGTCTTTTCAGGTAAGTTGGTTGACTCGAACCATCTGACTCCCTCGAACAGGAAGCCTGTTGGCATGACAGGTTGTCCAGCTACGAAACCAGCTTGTCCGTATGCTGGGCCCATGCCCTGGAAGAAGTTAGCGTTAGGAGCCTGCTCTGGAGACATAGGATTGACCATCCCATTGCCTGCATATCGTGCGATCTCTCTGAACGCGTCGTTCTGTCTCAGATGCATCATG